CAACTTACCCACGTTATGGAGGAATACGAACCCGAACTGGATCAGATGCTTTTTCATCTCCCCCTATCCGGTTCGGCGTTTCGTAAATTATACTTCGACAATACGTTAGGACGTCCTGTTTCTAAGTTTGTGTCATCAGAAGATCTAGTGGTGCCGTACGAGGCAACAGATTTACATACCTGTTCTCGAATTACACATGTTGTAAAAATGATGTCTAACGATTTAAGAAAGTTTCAAGTCTCAGGATTCTATAGAGACATAGAAGTAGGAGAGCCTTCTTCAAGTGATCCAAGTGAAGTCCAAGATAAAATTGACGAGTTGGACGGCAAACAAAAAACTTATACCAAAGACGATATGTACACGCTGCTTGAGATGCATGTGGATTTAGATTTACCTGGCCATGAAGATGCCAATGAGGCAGGTGAAGAGACTGGTATTCGTCTGCCATACATTGTAACTCTCGAAGAGAATTCAAATCAAATATTATCTATACGAAGAAACTGGAATGAGACTGATCCACTTAAAATTAAAAAACAATATTTCGTTCATTACAAGTTTTTGCCAGGCCTTGGTTTTTATGGTTTTGGTCTTATCCATATGTTGGGTGGTCTCACAAAAACCGCAACCTCTGTATTACGACAGCTTATTGATGCAGGGACACTCGTCAACTTACCTGCTGGGTTTAAAGCTCGCGGACTAAGAATCCGTGATGACGATCAACCGTTAGTTCCTGGTGAGTTCAGAGATGTGGATGCACCAGCCGGTGACCTGCGTGCGTCGTTAATGACCTTGCCGTACAAAGAACCATCGGGCACATTATTTAATCTACTTGGTTTTGTTATCGACAGCGGTAAATCTTTTGCAGCTGTTGCTGACATGAAACTGGGCGAAGGTAACGAAGTTAATCCTGTAGGCACGACCATGGCGCTTCTTGAGCGTGGTATGAAAGTGATGTCTGCTATTCACAAAAGAATGCACTCAGCACAAGGTAAAGAATTTAAATTGCTTGCAAAACTTTTTGCAGAAACATTACCGCCTGTCTATCCGTACCAAATTGTTGGAGGCAATCAAGCTATCAAAGCACAAGACTTTGATGCACGTATTGATGTGATTCCTGTATCTGATCCAAATATATTTTCTGTCACACAACGAGTAACCTTGGCACAACAACAATTGCAATTAGCACAAGCCGCGCCGCAGATGCATAATATTTATGAAGCGTATCGAAGAATGTATGAAGCCATGGGTGTGCAAAACATTGACGCTATTTTATCACAACCGCCTCAACCACAGCCAAAAGATCCTGCAACAGAAAACTCTGAGATACTAGCGGGCATGCCAGCACAGGCGTTTCCTGGTCAGAACCATGACGCTCACATTGAGGCACACTTTGCGATGATGCACAGCACAGTGGTTAAATCAAGTCCGATTGTGATGGCCAACTTACAGGCGCACATTATGCAACACATATCACTCAAAGCTCAAGAAGAGATACAACAAGAAGTTCAAGCGCAAATGCAACAGTTGCCACCTGAGCAACAACAAATGATGCAACAACAAATGATGATGGAGATGCAATCAAGAGTTGCAGAACGCGAGTCAGAATTAATTGCAGAGTTTGTAGCAGAGTATGAAGAACTATTGAAAGATTCTTCAAATGATCCGTTGCTCGACTTCAAACGAGAAGAACTCGAAGTCAAACAACAAGACATGATGCGAAAAGCAGAAGAAGCCAATGAGAGATTAGGTTTTGAAAAGAAAAAGGCACGTGATAAAAAAGCAACAGATCGTCAAAAGATTGATCAGCAAAAAGATGCTATCGCACTTCGGTCTGCTATCGCTACAGAGAAGCTAGAAAAAGATTCTGTAAACAAAGTTATGGACAAAGCAGAAAAGATTACAGCGAACATGGATAAAATAACGTCCAACGTCATGAAGCCTAACGGAGGGCTGTAATGTCTAATTTAAAAAAGCTAGAAAAAAAAGTTGGTTATGTAGGCCCTACCGTAAGCAATGTTCCTCGTGAGTTCGGTGAAGGAGAACATTTTGTAAAACTTGCATACATTACTCCTGACGAAGCAAAACTTCTTAAAAAAGTTGACATGTATGACAGTAACCCGCCACACACAGGGCCTGAAATAAAAGGTATTCCTAATTACAATGACTTTGGTGGAGGAGGACAATATGGAGGATACAGAGGTGGCGAAGCCATGGGGGCAGCAGAGAGAGGAGATTTTGGCAGTGCAGATTTTGGAGCATCTGGAATGTCTCCGCAAGAAGGACAGGCTATTCAAGCAGGTGCTGATTTAGCGGCAGCTCAAGGAAATTTTGATAGGGATCAATCCTCTGACGCTTTTGATCAAATGGTTGCCGCTCGAGAACGGTTCGACGCTCTTAACACAGCTGACGATTTGTCTACAAATGAATTAAGCGCAATTCAAAATCAGTACAACCAAAATTTAATGAACGTAGCTTCAAATAGTCAACTAGCTCAAGTGTATCAACAAAACCCTAGTGTTTTTACGGGTGATTTTTCTGATTATTATAAACAAGGCAATACTGTTTTTAATAAAAAAACCAATCAAAAAATAGGCACTATTAACACACTTGGAGCAATGTATGGAATTCCTGGTGTAGGTAAATATTTAGGCATGGCTGGAGCTTTTTTTGGAATAAATCCAGATATGCCGACTTTTTCTGTTGATTCTCTTTATGCAAAAGAATCAGGTTTAGAAAGAGAAATGGGAGGAGGGGACGGACCTCCAGGCGATATTATGGAAATTTTATATCCAAGCGAAGAAACACCAATGGAAGAACAACCTATAGAAGAACAACCAGTAATGCCAGGATACAATCTTGCGTTTAAAGATTTTTATGGTCAACAGCTACCAACAAGGGGCTTTAGCCCAATGAGAAACGGTGGCCTTGCATCCCTGCCTATGAATTTTAATCCAATGACAAATGTCAATCCTTTTAGTATAATGATGCAAGGAGGACGATAATGGCTAAACCAAAAGCTGTAACACAAGGAAAAACATTAAATTATTTAGGTAAACAACCTACCGTATCTGGCGTTCCTAAAAAATGGAAATCATCTCCTAACCATCCAGCAACTGAACTTGCTTATATTACTAAAAAAGAAAAAGATGTTTTAATAGATTTAGATCTACATAATTCTTTAAAAGGTAAAGCAAATAAAGGACCTGGCGGATTACCAAGTCTTAACGGCGGAGGTTCTACAGCAGAAGGGAGGTCTCATCCAGGTGGTTTTAATGCTCCTAGTGGTCCTAGTGGCCCTGTAGGAAGAGGCGAAGGAAGGAATAGACAGCGTAGTTCTGCCAATATGGGTAAACATGCTCGTGAAGCCTATGAATATCAACAAGCAGAGGCTAGAAGAAGAGCAGCGGCCGCTAAAAAAAGAGCAGAGGCAGCAGCAGCTAAAAAAGCAGCAGAAGAAGCAGCGGCAAGACGAGTACAGCAAGAGCAACAAAGAATAGCAGCTGAACAAGCAGCGGCTCGACAAGCAGCACAACAAGCTGCAGCAAGACAGGCACAAGAAGAAGCAGCAAGACAGGCAGCGGCAGAAGCCGCAAGAGTTGCCGAACAACAGAGACTTGCAGCTATTGAAGAACAAAGAAGAAGAGATGCAGAGGAAGCAGCAAGACAAAGAGCAGCCGAAGAAGCTCGACGACAAGCAGAGCTACAACGAGCACAGGCTTTAGGTACAGTTGTAACTACAGGACCCATGGCGTCCCTGAACAGACCGGCTGACCCACTGCCAAGATATCGTGGTTATACACCAATGGATTATGACGTATCCAAAACAGGATCGTTGACGGATCAATATGCAAGAATGTTAAACGTTCCTTTCTTTCAACCATTTCTTGAACAAGATGAAATACAAGGACCGACTCCTCAAGACAGTATATTTGGAATAGATTCTTTAATGCCCACTTATTCGTTTGACGAAGCAACAGGACTAGCCTCTAATCCTTTTGCTCCTCCTCAACAAGCTACTTATCTTCAACAAGGTGGACGAGTTGGAAGAGATATGGGCGGCATTATTGGTTTTATGGACGAACCAATTAATATTATGTACCCAGGTGGCCAAAATAACGTTTTACATGGCGGAATTAGTAGTATATTAAAGAAATATAAGGAAATAAGATCAGAATTATAGAAATTTATGGACGGATTATGGTTAGGCGATAAGATTTTACGCCTTATTCGCGACAAGAAAGAGAAAACTACTCAATATGTGATGCAAGGAAGCA